TTTGGTCGCCTCTTTACAATGTTCGCAGGTGAGTAATAGAACCTCTCCACATTTTGGTATCTCGCGCCTTTCCCATCTCCATTCGTTGGTTCGTTTACATTCCGGGCATTTCCAAGTCCAGCTTTTATATTTGGTCATTCTCCCCCATCCTCCTTGGTGATCCTGACTGCGTTCCGGCATGCTGGACAGTTCACGACCATCCCCGCCTTTTTTCGGCTACCCGTATAATTCCACTCATACGCACACTTCTTGCACTTCAAATGCATAACAATACTATACACCATAACAATATAATACTTCCGATCTCCTCTTCCACTATGGTATTTTTCTTATTTTTCACAATATTTCACATAGAATCTGTGTGAAAATTACGGTGACCAGAACGCCCCGCTTTTCTAAAAACAAGCAAATTAAATAGTCTAATTATATACACAATATATTTATCTTTATTATTATGTATATACACCCTTATTTTTTTATGTTTTTTATTTTTATTACCACCCCTTGTGAAAAAAAGATAAATCAAAATGACCAAAAAACGGAGCAATTAAAAACGCCCGTTTTGAAATTCGGGCTTCGTCTGGTCACCGTATTTATCACACAACAAAAAAAAGATAATTCGAGATAATTGTGAAATAATCATTTTGCAACATACGCCATCCGAGGACGACCGCGCCCGCTTTGAGTAATTGTGACAAATTCTATGTCGTAATCTTCCGGGATCACCTGGAACACGGCTTCCCTGATCCTCGGTTCACAAGCACGGTATTTGTTGCAGGCTCTCCGAACCTCATATTCGGTTGCTCCCATTGCCCCGGCGGTCTTGATATACTCAACAACCTCTTTACAGACGTGCTCAAAGTCGCTTCCTGCAAGACGATACTGCATCTTCGTCTCTGTCTGGATCGAATAGTGCCGCATGAACTTTATCGCCCATTCCGCATCTTCGGTATAGATACATTGGTGCCCGCTGGATACCGCAACGATCAGCGCGATCCGTTGCGCGATCTCTCTTGTTCGGTTGAGCAACCCCGCAAGCCCGATCGTTTCGTGTTTATCCATACGCTTGGCTAACTCATCCTCGAAGTCGTCCATGAGATCCAGAGCTTCAGGTTCAAAAGGTATCAGTATTGGTGATGGTGGAGTATCCGGCCCGAACCCTTCCGAGAGGTTGCCATCATCTTCGTGCGCCTGGTAACACGTCTTGATCCAGTCGATACTTTCCGTTGATATCACCGGGCGTTTTCCAAGGCGCCGCGTTTTTGGTCGTCCATACTCAGATTCAACGATAACAAACCGGGGTATAAATCCCGAAGTTACCGATCCGTGTGTGAGGTTGTTGTAGAGAGTATCCGGGGTAGTCATCCCCAGGATGGTAAGAGCGGGATGGAGAATTGAACGCCTTTCGAGATCCATCTTCTGTTTCTCGGAGAGTGTCATGGTAGAGTATCCGGGCGGCCTCAATGTCCCATGAAGCCGCCCGAATGCTTCCATTATCATGGTGTGTGCATCCAATTTGTTTGAGTTATTGGATTTTCGCGCGCTTTCCAATGTATTCCCTAACTCATCAATGATTGCTATATGACAGGGTAAATTGTAAAGAGACGATAACACCCCACCGGAGCTGGTGTATCCCGGCGGGCCCAACAGATGATCCGCAACCCCGGCTGCTTCAAGAAACGTTTCTATGACATGCTTTGCATGCTCCTTCCCCGATCCGGTGAGTCCGACGTTGGCAATATAGATCGACGAATAGTTTTCCTGACAGGTAATATACCGGCGTCCCATGACAACCGAACCAAGAGCAAGCGCGGTTGATACGGCAAACTGTGGCTGCGGTTTCCGGGCGGTTTCGTTATAGTAGTCTACCACTTCCTGAAGGATGCCCGGTATCTGTAAAAGATCGGGCGGCGTCTTGTATTTCTTTTGCTTTTCGGTCTTGATAATTGCATCAGCAATGATCGCTCCTTCAGCTGCGAGTTCATCAAATGTTGGTATATTCAGTTCTCGTTTAGCTCCATCAAGTGCTGCACCCATATTGCCCCCATGTTTCATCTGACAGAATAGATCGAATGCATCAAGAGAATGCCCCGAATCTGCCCAAGGATCAGATCCATGATGAGAGAATACGCGCCCGTCATCGAACACGATCACGCCTGGGATTCCGGTTTCGCTATATGGAGACAACCACCGTTGCCGCGCAACCTGTTTGTATCCATGTTTTCTCAGGATATCTTCAACTTTCACCCGATCATTAAACTGCTGAATTACTCCGCTTTCGGCGGGTTTTGTTTTGCGGGGTTTCTTTGTTGGTGGTTTGAATACTTTGGTATCCCAGGGACAGGCATTTTTCATACGAGGTAAAAATGTATCCCATTGCGTCATGATCGCAAGCAACGGAGCAGGAAGATCCGGGATGGTATCGGGCGGGTGTTTCCACGTATACGGTTTCCCTGTATCCGGGTGAATTGATGGTGGTAAAACGTCTTGGTTTGGCCCACCACGAAACTCGATCACGGTAACAGGTTTTGAGTTTTCATCTTGTTTCGGCCATGTTAGTGTGTGCCGCGCGAGTTTGATTCCTGGTGGTGCGCGGAACAGCGCTTTATCCCGTCCTGGCCGCCCAGATATTCTGGGTGCTCCATCAAACACCTCATCATACTTGAGTCCGAGTGATTCGAACATGATCTTTGTGTATTCGATATGATCAATATCGATAGACACGATCCCCGACTCTTCCAACTGAACCCCTATATTCCACCCATCCCGCAACCGGTCGCATTCGTCCGGCGTCTTTATGAGTTTTTCGGGTTTGTTCCATCCCGATCCATTCGGGCCCTTGGTTCCAGGTGGTATAGGTACAATACTCCACCCCAGAGCAGAGGTATACCGTCGCGCTGCTTCTTTTATAGACACGGTCAACGCAGACACCCCTCATACTGAATGTAATTTTTTGTGTTCCTCTTTCGTAACGATCAGATATTCTGCGTGTTTTTCGTGAAACGCATTAAATTTTGATCTCATATTGGGATCTTTAAATTCGGCGTCCAAATACTCAATTGAATGTATATCGATATTGTTTTCTGATACAAACATGTCGATAATATCGGACATTGTATCCCCCGTGTGGTGTCTTTCCATTCCATCCGGGCAATATGGTTTGTATGGGACAATAGCGAGCCTGCACGCATCAGAAAATTTTACCCGTGGTGTTTTCTCATTAAAACACTTCAAATAACTGAATATGATATATTGTCCGTCTTTTGTTTTTATCACAAATTCGTTTGATCCTTTCCCGTTATCCTGAATATAGATATACGCGATATTCGTCAACTCTACCCGATCCCGGTTGGATTCTCTATTATAGAAAACACAAAGTATGAATGTTTCTTCTGTAATATCCAGCCTTGGATTCATCCGGTCTTTGTTCAATATATTTTTAACTGCTTGTTTTGCATCACCCTTTGTTTTAAATTCGTGGTCTCCGATATAGTATTTCATGGTGTCTCCTCGAAATAGTCCGACAGCCGTTTAACTGTTTCATACGACACCCTCCTCGATTTACCCGAAGCAAACCTACACAGGACGAGATAATTAACTCCCGCCCTTTCAGAGACGGCCTTGAGTTGCCGATCTCTAAGCCTCTCTTTAATTTCCTCTGCGCTCAACATACACTATACTTAGTCGTGAAGTATATTATACTTTATGGTAAATTACACCAATACAAACATATATATACTCTCCCGCCCAACAGATGATCATACCAAGCTGTGCTTGGTGTAAACGAAACGAAAAGGAGACAAACAAATGGCAATCGACCTAAAGACTCTAAACAAGTCGAAACAACACCCGCCGATCATTGTCCTGCACGGGCATGAGGGTGTGGGGAAGAGCACCTGCGCAAACGGATTTCCAGGCGCCTTCTGGCTCAACCTTGAAGATTCGACCTACGCATTCTCACCCGAAATGGTGCAGGTTCCCAGAACATACGAAGAGATCATTGATCTGCTCGATGCGCTCATCGAACAGGATCACGGATACAAGACACTGATCGTTGATACTCTGGACAAACTGGAGATCCTGATGACGGCCTCTGTCTGTTCCCGCAACAAATGGAGCAACATCTCAGAGCCCGCCTTCGGGAAAGGATATGCAGCACGCTCTGAAGAGTTCCGGGCGTTCTGGGATCGGGTGCAGCGTCTCAACCGACAAAAGAATATGCTCGTTGTGCTGATCGCACATTCTCAGGTAGTCAAGGTACAAGATCCGATCCTACCGGAATACGACAGGCACGCGATCCAGCTGTATAAGACGGAGAACGCATTTATCAGGCGTGAGGCGGATCTTGTGGGATACTGTCTGATCGAATCATTCACCTCAACCGACGGACAGCGCAACCTCGCAACCACTGCCGGAGAGAGACAGATCCGAACACATCCGAACCCTGCATACGACGCCAAGACGCGAGTACCGAACATGCCTGAGATCCTGCCGATGAATGCTAAGGCGATCATGAACTGCTATGCGAACAAACCAACACCAAAGGAGGAGAACTAACATGGCCATACTGAATTTTGACAGCACAACCGTTGAGAGCGGAGAGTTCGAGCCGGTGCCCGTAGGAGAATACCGGGCAATGATCACAGCAAGCGAGATGAAGGACACTGCCGCAGGACGCGGAGATAAGCGCCTGGAACTCAGGTTCGAGATCGTTGATGGTAAGCACAAGGGGCGGCTGCTCTTCGAAAACCTCAACCTCATCCGGGTTGGGAAGACGGAGAAGGACGCCACCACCACAAAGATCGCGCAGCAGCGCCTGAAGATGATCTGCGAGGCGGTCGGTAAGACCCACATCAAAGATTCAGCAGAGCTTCATAACAAACCGATGCTGATCAACGTCGTCATCGAGGCGGGGAGCGGGACGTATAAGGACA